GCCCGTGTTCGGACAAATGGACTGTCAACACTCCCCATATAGGAGCTGCTGACCAAATGGGTCCGAACGAGCCCTGGGACGGAGTAAGTCATGTCATTATTTTAACCATTGATTAGTTATTGCAACCCCATCTTCGTCGAGCAGCTTTACCTCGTTCGCCAGTCCAACTCTTGCTACGAGCACAGAAAGATTTTTTACGTGCTGCTTCTTTTTTGGTCTTAGGTTTACCTGTGACAGGTGCTTTTAAATTTGAACCGGTCTCTTTATTATATTTAGCTCTGCCTTTTGCAGTTAATCCTGCACCTTTATCCGCTGGAAGTTTTTCACCTCGACCAACGCTAAGATTTGGCCCCTTCTTGCGCTTCTTCTTTTCGGCCATTACTTTTTCTTCTTGGCAGGCTTCTTGGCCGTTTTAGCTGATTTCTTGAAGTCCTTTGCTGTTGGTGCGCCAGGATCACCCGCTTTTCTCATCTTTTCACCCGATCCAGCCGCAATGCGCTTCTTCTTGGCCGCAATATTGGCGTACAACCCCTTTTTCTTTTTAGCAGGACGGCCCTTCTTGCTTCCGTAGGTTCCAGCTCCTTGGGGCATGACAACGCTTAGCTTTGCCCTATTCTAGCCTTTCGTGCCAGTCAACAACCACATTGAAGTGTCCAAAATGCGGAAGCAGCAGTCGCGTCACAAGCATTAATCGCAAAAGACCAGAAGAGGTGAGGCGATACCGCAAATGTACGGTCTGTTCTCACACCTTTGTGACGACCCAACCGCCAGAAGTCATTCAAGAGAACGCCTGTCGCCGTATAGCAGGGGAAAATCATCCGAACTCCAAGCTAACTAACGCCAAAGTTATGGAAATGCGTCAGTACGCGGCTGAAGGGGCAAGCTCTCTTGAGTGCGGGCTTGTTTGGGATGTATCTCAAAGAGTGGCTTGGAGTGCAATCGTGGGAAGAACGTGGAAACACGTTAAATAACTGCGTCAATACAACCGATAAGATGTAGTGCCTAAAGTTTCTGGCTTTGCAAGGTTAAATTGTTGCAAAACTAGATAGCCAAATGCGTCAAATGCGTGGTCTACTCCTAAATTCTTGTTTGGTAGACCCGTGTTTGGCGTATAAGTTAACGTTCTTAAATCTTTAATTAGCTGCTTGCACCGTGGATGAATTACCGTTCTTCGCGTTCCAGCAGCATCAAGTAGGGCAGTGTTGACGGCTGTGATCTTGTCTCGGATTTTCCATGGTGCTTTAGGTGATTGAACTGTGAAGCCGCTACGACGCAAAATTGTGTGGTCCGTTACGCCAATGCCGCTTGTCTTTCTTGCTCCTCCTGTGGGATCTGGGCACGCAATAATTCGCCTGTCAATGCCATAGCGGCGTGTTACTTCTTCTGCAAAGTCCCATGTAGTCGCTCCACCGCGCAACATTATTTCGTCGAAGACGTATAGCGTTTCGTTGTCTTTTACGGCGCAGATGCCACTCATCGGGTCAACGTTAAAGTCAACGCCCAGTAGTAAGGGCAAGACTTTGATGTCTTTGGCTTCGGTGGAGATGTTTTCGTCGCCAAAGCTGACTGCGACTAGGCCGGTAAGGTTCTCGAAGCTGGCCTCAAATTCTTGACGGAATGTACGAGAGTCAAGTTGGGCGCGGGCTGCTTCGATTTCGTGTGCGGGGACATTGCCACCTTCGATTGTGGTGTAGCACCAGCGGATCCAGTCGCCAGTTTTATCCTCTTCGCAGTAACACCACAGGTCGTAGAACCAGCTGGCCGTTCCATCCGGGGTGGAGATAAAGAGTGCCCAGCCTTGTTTGTCCGCGAGGGCGGGACGGATTACCTCGAACCAGACTTCTGATTCCATGAAGGCGGCTTCGTCTAGCACTACTCCAGCTAAAGATCGGCCACGAAGGGCCATTGCGTTTTCTGTGCCTTTTAGTTCAATTGTTGAGTCATTTACAAGATCTAGGCGTAAGTCAGTTTCGTTTTTGGAGCGTATGTATTCTTTTGGAATTGTCTTTTTTAATGTTTTCCAGGCAATGTCTTTTGCCATTCGATATGTCGGGGCGCAGTAAAAGTAGGTTTCGCCGGGACGTTCCAGGGCTTTGGTAAATAGTTCGATGCAGGAGAGGTAGGACTTTCCGAAACGGCGGCCTGCAACCAATACGCGGAATCTTTCTTTGGCGCTAAATACAGTGCCTTGGGCGGGACGAAGGCTTATATCAAGTGTTTTCGCCAAAAGTGTTGTTTACTCGGGTCTTTCGATCTTAACGTGGATTTCAGGTAATGTGCTACTTTCTTCCACTTGATCGCAACCGACCATACGTGCCAGGGAATCTAGGACGTTGGCGGCTGTTTGCATCTGGCCCCGTTTTACGGCTGAGTTGTACAGGCGGGAGCGCATAGAAAAGATTCTGGAGGCCATATCTTCGCGTTCACGCTCAAAATCTTCGCGATTTAGGACTTGGACTGCTTTCCAATCGCGGAATGCAGTGGCACGTCCCACCTGTTCTTTGTTTGCATGGTCGAGTACCAGTTGGAGAGCGGGTAAACCCTCTAATTGGCGGCGATATAGGCGAAGAATGCGAGCTTCTTGGATGTCCTTTGGGTTTTTCGGACCACCGATTCTTTTTACTACCTTCTCTTCGGTGGTGTTTTCGTCCATAACTAGGAAACAACCTTTGCAAACACAATAGCAACATGTAAAGCCGTATCTAGGGGTCTTTTTTATTTTGGGGTGTAGCACATAAGAGGTGTGTTTTCTGACCACTGCCCCCGGGTAGCACAATAGATAGGTTTAGGGATAATTATTTAAGTTCCCTGGGTACACCTTAAGCAATTGTATAGTTCGCAACGCTACCCCCTCTTGTAACATAAGATACTACAGTATGTAACCAGGAGACTGGCTAGCAGAGCACAATGTATTACAATATAGATATGAAGGGAGGGGCGCAGGAGTCCACCTTCAGCAACAGAACCTTGAAAATTTAATAGCAGAAACACGCGATTTCGCGGGAGACTCCATGCGCCTTTACGTCCGGCGCCGTGGCAATCAGTCAATCTCGCACCGTGTGTGATGGAGCACAATGTCTTTCATTCTATCATGAACATGCAACACTCAACAGCGCATACGTTCAAAGTTCAGCAGTCGTGTTCAGTGAAGCTCTACACGAGCAGCTATCGCGACACCGCTGAAATTGACATCCGCGATACTGAAACAGCAAACAAAGTATCCATCGAGGGTCTCACCATTGCACAACTGCAAGGCGGAATCATCGAATACATAAGTTCGCTCGGGTATCGCAAGGAAGACGAAGAGGCGGCAAAGTTCCTGCGGAAGCTATCCACTGAACTGGCGAAAGCTCTGCCTCAAGAGGTAGCACAGTGAGACATCAAGTCACACGTTGGGGCGGCATCCAAGCCGGTTGGGTGGTTCCTGCCTATGGCGGGCGACCACGTACCAGGCAGCAGGCTGAGCGTTTCGCTCGGCTCTGCCGTGCCGTTGACGGAGACCGTTACACCTTCAAAGTGATAACGCTTCCGCTCGAACTTCCTTCTTTCGTCTAATCAATCGCCCCAGGGTTTACGCTCTGGGGTTATTTCTTACTCATTTTTACCATGGCAAGGATCACAACTGCTTTGTCGGCTGATGACTTAAGCCGTCTGATTGACGGTTTAGAAGGTACAACTCATTTAGACGTTGAGCCTATTGACCAGGACAGAACCGATCAACTGCTCTGCCGCTTGGTTAACCTGTTTGACCAAGTAATGGCCGATGAACTCCATCCTTTTGAGGCTTCGGAGTTTCACCACACGGTCGAAGAGCTAACAAACCTTGTCTTTAACTAATCATGAGCTGGTCCCTACCATTAATTAACCCGAACACGGATCATATTGATGATGACGTGTTTGAAGCGTTAACGATGCAACAACACCGAAGATTCAGCATGTGGAGCATCGAAACGGGCCAACCTGTTCTAGACCTGCTCCATTCTGCAAAGTTTATTTGCCGTGAGAACGGCGGAAACTTTGGCGTTGTGCTTGAGGGTTATCTTCCCCGCTGCAAACTGTATGGAACTTTACTACCTGACGGTTCAACCCATACATAAACAACAAAACGGCCCCGAATAGGGGCCTTTTTAATGTCATTTGTAATTTATTTGCAGATAATCAAATACAGCGCCCCACACTTCAGTGGGTGGGTATTGACCGGCGCAGTAATCAACACTGTCAGCCGTAACCATTAGGCGACCGTTACCCGATCGACCGATAGGTAGTGCCTTATCAGCCAGCCAGCCGTAACGGACCATCACCTTTTTCCGGTCGTTATCACGGCGGCTTTTGTCCTGTCTCCAGTAATAAACGCTATCTCTACCTCCTGCATAATCTACAAATTCAATGCGGGCCTGGGACTTTGCATAGCTGAACAGGTCGGAGAATGTTTTGAGTGAGTCAGTCATGGGGAGGGTTGCGGGGTTGGTTGAACTGATGCTACTGTATCACAGTAAGCACGGATTCAACCAATGGACCAGGACATTCTCAGGATCGAAGACGTGGAGGTGATCCGATCGCACCACACCGGAGAGATTGAACTACGAGTTCACGCCATCATTGGCGACATGATGCAAACCGCTCCAGCAGTTCTGTTCCCGCCAGATATTGCGGAACCTGCCCAATACGGCCCAGCTCACTGCGTTGCCAACGTCACGGTTTACCTAGACGACGTTCAGTGGGAGATTGCAGAATGAAGCGCACCAATCAAGAAAGGGACGCACAACTAGAAGAAGCAAAGCGCCTTCTAGATATGGGTTTGAAGCGAGCAGACGTGGCCGCAACTTTGCAAAGGGACTACGCGCTAAGCAGAGCGACAGCCTATCGAGACTGCGAATCAGCCGACATTCAACGCTTTGCTGAAGATGCAGGCATCGATGCCGATTCCGTTCCAGGGATTAGCTACGAGGACCGCGATGCGCTCATGCGAATGACGCGCCAGCTCTTAATCACTGCCTTTAAAGGCGGCAACGTTCAAGATTATGCGCGCTTAGTCCGTGAATACGAAAGACTCGCCCGTATGGGTGGCTTGAAACAGTTGTCTCAAACAGCCTGAGATTTTGTCTCACTTACGTTCCAACATGAAAGACACCAGCATCGAGTTCACGTTCAGAGAGTTAGAAACGCTTCATGATTCCGTATTCATGGAAATGGGTTTCTTTGAAAAAATTAGACAGTCTGATTGTGTCAAGTACAAAATGCTCCAAGCATTACACCAGAAATTAAACACCTATCTGTATTCAGAAAAATGAACTTAACTGAGATCAAAACAGCCGTGATGGCTGGTAAAACGGTCCACTGGGCATCCAATGCCTACGTTGTTATCTACGCTCCGAAGATTGATGAGTTTCTGATCAAGTGCCTGCTCAATGAGCATTGCATTGGGCTGACTTGGAAAGACGGCGTAACTATGAACGGCAAACCCAGCCAGTTTTTCGTACCGTTCCAGAAAGGATCGAAGCCTATCACAACACGCTCCAGGGCTAAGCAACGGGGAACGTTTATCAGATGCCCGAAATGTGGGCACATTGGGTGTATCCACCACTTTTCGTGGTCTGCTCTGACGTGCCAGAAATGCAAGCAGATGATCGATAAGTACGACTGGCAGCAGGAAGCGTAGAGATCGTTCCAGTCCTAAGCAAAAGGCCAAGTCATCTGTAGATCAGCGGCATACACGTCCTCATCATTGATATCGATGGGGCGCTCTGCCACGTAGGCGTTGAACAGCTGCTTTAGACGTTCCAAAGTCATCCTTAATGCCCTGGCTTGTATAGCCACATTCATCTGTCCCGTATAGAGACATTCCAGTGCTCTAATTAGCTCTTTAGGGCTTGCTGGGCCGTATAAAGGCTCATTCTCTCTAACCATTGACACTCTGCCCCACGTAATTCTAACTCACTGAGCAACCGGACCTGTGGTGCTCCGCTGCGCCGGGCTACTACAACCGCTCCACACTTAGGCTTCAGCCCAGTCAGGTGCTGCAATCCCAGGGAATACGCTCCAGTCTGGCATATATAGTTTGACAACATTTCTTCACTACGGGCGTTAACGCTGGTCTTCCAATCAGCGATGCAGAGCTTGCCATCTAGGTCGATAAGGGCGTCAGCCGTTCCAGCCCAGCCGCGTGGGTCATGAATGGAAAATTCAATGGCATGAATGGCCGTTACGTTCTCTCCGATCCAAGACCGTAGACCTCGGGCGTACCCAGAGGCGCTCCAGGAGACCCTAGGAGCCCCTTGAATGGCTTTTTCGATTGCCCAGCTAGTGATTCCTTTGGGGGCACGTTCCAGGCAGTCATCTCCAGCCCTCCAGCTACCTCGCTTGTTCGCAGACTGTCGCGCCAGCTTTGCTGCTGTCTTGAGGATATATTCCGCGTGATTGTGCGCCAAAGTGCCGCGCTGGCAAGCAATGTCACGCTCCATGGGAGCAGTTGGGCGTTCCAGCCATCGGTCGAGTGCATCTTTTTGCCATTGGGGTGAGGTTTCTTTGAGGATGTGTGTCACTGAGGCGTAAGACACACCGGACTCATCGCGATACACACGGTGTGGACCAGAGTCGTCACGTTCCAGGGTCCAGCGGCGTAAACCAGCTAGTGCGTTTTGAGAATCAGTTGCTTGCATCTACCAAATCCATCTGATTTTTGAGCCACGCTTTTTGTAGCTGGTGAGCTTTGGGTTCTATCAAGTGCATCGAACTAACAATTCCAGTGATATTTCCTACTGAGATTGAAACTCTGCCGTCTTCCAAGATTGTGGTGATCGTCTCTGGTAAAGGTTT